TGCTTCCCGTCAAGCCACCCTGGCCACCGATAGTGCTACCCACACCGGCCTGTGCCCCCATCATGGGAGTCTGCCCTGTGGAACGCCGTGTCAGGTCTGATAATGCCATTGGAGTTTCACCACCTACTATTTCTTGTTGAACACCTAGATCCATAGGTGTCTGAGATGTTATGCCCCTTTCCTCAGTGCCAAGCTGCCTTCCGTACTGACCGGGCTGGCCATACCCTTGCCCACCCTGCCCCGGAACAAAGCTGGTACCGGGAAGCCTTTGGGCCTCTACGTTTACGTTCGTTGTTATGTCAGGGCTAAACTGTGTCTGCTGTCCACCCTGGTTAAGAGTCTCTGTTCCCCACGGCATAGGAGAGTCATCTACCCCGCCACTAATATCCTGCTCACTACCAAATACCGGCGTGGTGCCGCCTGTTAGGGTTCCAGTACCAGCGGACACACCTGCAGTTGGGTCTTGTGCTTGCCCTGCCGCTGCATCCGAAACAGGACGGTATCGCATTCCCCCCTCGGTACTTAGAAACTCCATCCCTGGCCGACCTGGCACAGCCCCCCACTCGCCTTCTGTCGCAGAAGAAACAGTTGGGGCACCAGCGAATGGATCTTGTACCTGCCCCGCCTGAAGACCTCCTTGGCCACCCGTAAGCGTTCCGGCACCGACCTGCCCCGCCTGCCCTGCAACCTGATCCATTGCACCACCGGCTTGGCCGGGTTGAGCGAAAGATGCCTCCATCCCACCCACGGTTCCAGCTTGACCACCCGTAAGCGTTCCGGCTCCTGCCTGACCTGCTTGGCCTGCCTGAACACCCTTCTGCTCGTCGCTCATCTGGCTGAAGACATCCATTGAGACGGCATTGCCGTCCGGGCCAAGCATCTTTCTCTGCCCACCAACGCTGATCGGAACATAATTTCCAACCGCCCCTGTTGCCACACCCTGCTGTGGTTGACCAAACCCACCTGGCCCCTGATCCTGAGCCGAGACACCGCCTGTTTGTGTTGCTGCTGCACCAGGAACCTGTCCGGGTATCGGTAACCCACCAGATTGGTCTATGCCCATTCCAACGCCCTGGCCCTGATCCTGACCCGGAAGCGAAGTGCCACCTGCACCTGCCGTACCACCCGTAAGGGTTCCGGCACCAGGAAGGCCTCCAGCCACCCCTGGCTTTTGTTCTGCGACAGCAGCATCCTTTTCTCCACCACGCGACCAGCCAGATTCGTTCATCCTCTTCTCGACGAGGCTGTCTTGAAGAGACTTAAAAGCAGCATCAACACCCTTACTCTTGACAAGCCCCAGGGCACTCTTAATCATCGGCCCCCACTTATCTTTTTGCTCCCGAAACCACGCTTGTTTCTCTTCAGGGGTTCCTTTTTCCTGCAATTCCGCTGGCATGCCGCCACTAAAACGACTAACCATTCTTGAGAATGTCTCAGATGATCGACTAGACCCAGGAGAGCTTGCCATTGACTCCAGTTGTCTGTCCATTCCATTGGTTTTATTAGCACTCCAATCCCTGGACTGACTTAATGTGATCTCTGCTCCCACCTGTGATTGTCCAGCCGGAACAGTCGATTTCCAGTCCTTTCCAGTTCCACCAACCTTTTCGGCAGATGCCCTGCTCGGAGGGGGGAGTGCAATAAGCCTGCCGCCAACCTCTGCTACTTGGTAGCCCCTAGATGCTAATTCTGCTCTGTCTTTTTTGATCTGATTGTTGGTAAACCCACCAAAGCCCTCACCCAAAATGACAAGATTCCCGTCTTCAAAAGCCTTTAACCACTGCTCTCGCTTGGGAAGTCCTTGGGGTAAACTATCAACTACCGACTTTCCCAATTTCTTCTCTGCTGCGGTGTGGTCTTGGGATTGTCTGGTTTGGTGAAGTATCCCCTTTCTCTCTGCAGGCTTTGCCGCACCCAACCCAGCCTGTCGCTGTTCCGTGGGAGTAAGCTGCCTCTTCGCTGCTGGTGCCCCTGCCGCTGCTGCCGCTGCTTGCTGCCCAGGTGCTTCAGCCTGCCCCGGCATGCCTTGCTGACCACCGGTTAGAGTGCCCTCCCCAGGCATTCCCTGCTGCCCCGGCATCCCCTGATCCATGCCCCCCGGCATACCCTGTGGCATACCCGGCATCTGCATGCCAGAGCCACCTGTCTGCTGCCCTTCCATCCCTGGGCCACCAAGGGGGGGCATCATGGGCTGATCCATCCCGGCACCCATCTGGGCCTGGGCAGACTCCATATTCTGCATCATCATGCCACGATTGGCCTGATTGCTACCCGCTGGCCCCGTCGGTATATCAGGCATGGACATCTGCATGTCCGCCTGACTAGGCATATCCCCGCCACCAGGAGCCTGCATCATTCCCCCAGGGTTCATATCACCCGTTAGGGTGCCCATGGCCCCACCAACCTTCGGGGTTTCCATGCCAGTTGCCATCCCCGTTGGCATCCCCGTCGGTACATTCTGGTCTGATATAGGCATGCCCGGCTGCATGCTCGTCGTGGGCACCTCAGCACCACCAGAATACTGACCCTTATCGTATGCCTTCCCAATCTTCTCCGTTGATGACATAAGAGGCTGTCTGCTCGTTCCACCACCCCGACCACCCGTCAGAGTGCCCATCCCCATACCCTCTGGTGGGCCACCAGGAGCATTAGTTCCAGAAGGCACATTCTCCTGACCCGGCATTGGCGGGCCTCCAGCCTGGCCACCAGGGCCTCCGGGGGCAGGGCCTGGGCCTCCCGGCCCCGTACCCTGTCCTGCAGGGCCACCAGTGCCTACCGGAGGCGTAGTCTGGCCCTGACCCGCTAGGGCCAAGTCTTTTTTCTTCTTCTTCTCTCGCTCTTGTGCGGGAGTCATTCCAGAAAGACGTTTGGTCATCGTTGCGGGCCTGCCTGTTGAGTCAGGTTGGGTAGTGTTGGAGGCGGGTTTTGAATCGTCGGTGTATTGCTAGTCCCAGGCCCAATTGGGAATCGCTGCGGGAAATCCCTAGTCCCTCCTATCACATTAGGAACCTCTTCGGGGCGTATTCGTCTCTCCCTAGCTGGCCCACCAGGTGGCATCTGAGTAAATGGGGGGCGAGGTAGGCCACCAAAAGCAACATCACTCTCGTTAGGCACATCAAACCCATAATTTGGCAGATCAGCCTCTGGCCCTGCAAGTGGAAGTAAATCGCCTGATGGAGAGGGAGGAGGTGGTGTTGGTAACGGTGGCGGAGACGGAGGGGGAGACGGAGAGGGCGGAGGGGGAGACGGAGAGGGCGGAAACTGGGTTGGTGGAGCCTGGGGAAGGGACGGCGGTGGCATAGTCTCATTGGATGGAAGATCCAGGTGACCAGCTACTGCTGCAGCAGCATCTTGTGCAGCGTATGGATTATTAGTAGGCAGGCCACCTGGACTCATTGCGCCACCAAAACTGCCCGGAGCAAGTGGAGCAGTACCGCCACGGCCACCAGGATCTGTAGGGGTCGTAGCCCCTCGAAGCTGATTGTATAAGTCAATAATCGGGATCGGCCCACCGCCCCATATTGGATTGGGTTGTCCTGGCATCAATAACTCCTCTTTTTTGTACGTGTCGATTTCTTCCTTGCCTTCTTTGCTGCTGCCTTACCCTTCTTGGTGTACGGATAGCGTACCTTTCCTACTTTTGGCATAATTCTCTCCTTATCTACGGGCCAATAGTGGCCCAACCAGATCCAGTATCAATCCTCACGTCCTGTGTGTCCGTTATCCAGATAAGACGCCCCACATTCCCAACGCCCGGTAGGGCACTCGATGTATAAGACTCCAGGGTTATCTGTCCCGTTGTGGGGTTCAGTGCCGGGGGTGCGGTGGAAAGGTTCTGTGCATTACGTCGCCCACGGGCACATTGCTTTGGATCTCTTGCAGCATTCCTGATTAAGCCATTTATTCCCATTACCACTGCCTCGCTCTGGGGCCATCGAAACTGTCAACTGATACGCCCATAAACTCGTACTGCCACTTCTGGCTGTTCGTGTTGTTCCTCAACCGGATAAACAGGTTGTGACCCGTCGCCCGACGCCTCTCCGACTTGTTCCTGCCCGCTACCCATGTGCCCGTAAACTTGGCACTCGCAGCCTTGGCAACCTGAGAACTCTCCCCTGCATAGACGGCAAAGGACACATTGTTGCTTGAAGTATCGAATGCAGCGTTAAGCTCCCGCAACATTAACTTCGGCTTATTCGTCAACTGGATAGGCCCCAGCCAGATATAACTGTCTATTGCCACTCCATCGTCAGCATTTGCCGGGGTATCGTAGTCAAACTTGCGTACATAGCCGTCCTGGCCGCCCATCAGGAGTGTCCTGTCGCTGCTCGTATCCCCGTCAAAGGTCAGTACCGACGTGGGGTTGTGGTCTGCCGTTGTGAACTTGTCCAGCCACCAGGAGTTGGTGCGGGCGTCGTAGTAGTAGTTGGTCGTTGCAGACCCGTCCAGAGGCGTCAGGAACACATAAAGACCCTTCTCGCGGTCGCTCCATATTAGCCGTACTAATGTTGTGTTCATGTTGATGCTCTTGAACTTCTCTTCAATAGCACCCTCTGTGAGGCTCTCAGGGGGAGATCCACCAGGAGCCATGCGATAAACACCACCACGGGAGCCGTAAAAGTACACAGCACCGTCCGGGGCCTTGGCCCAACACCTGCCCCAGGCACCCCCGATAGTAGAAGACACAAGGTCAATGCGACCACCTTCAGCCGGATCACCTGTCATCTGGTGGATGGTATGGTCACCAAAGAAGATCAGAACATCGTCGTTGTACGGGCACATGGAGTTGATGATGTCAGGACTCTTCCCTGCATCCGTATTGTTCCCCGCCACCGCCTGGATCGCAGTTTCCGTTGAAGGTGAGTAATCCCAATCCAGGGCATTGCCAGCAGCACTCATAAACCAGTTATGGGCGTCAGCACTGATACCACTAGCCACAATCCGGCTTCTCCACGTCTCAATCAAACGAGGCTTATTAGAGCCGCTGGTCGGGAGAGTACCAGGACTTGCAGCCCAGGCCGCTACCGTATTGGTGCTGGCAGTCCACTTCTTCTCACTGGTACCGTCTGCAAAATACACCACCCCAAACAATTCAGTGGAGAATACCACCGGTACACTGGAGCTAAGGGCACCACTGCCGTTGGTGGCAGTAGTAAACCCGCTGGTCGTAAACTTGGCTACAGTCCCGCTGGTAACCGCATAAGAGGTCACAGTCCGGGCACCTACCTCTGCCTGGCTCCCAGGTGTGTCCCTTGCTACCACCACGCCCATGTCCTGTACCTGAGAATCGGCGGTTCTGGAACTGTTGTACTTCGCAAGGCCCGCCCGCTGCGCACCCCTAGCCCGGCCAGTAAGCGGGTCGTAGACCCGGACGTTCTGACAATCGACAGTCGTCCCCCTGGGCTGATCCTCATGCGATGTACTGAGTACCAAACCACCAGAAGGCCACGGCATGTGGAATCTGGTGCGTCTTCTTGGCATGATTAACTCAGGGCTGCACCGTGGTTCGCAAGGATAGCCCAGACAACATTCGATCCCTTATCGACGCTGATCAAGGTCAAAACGTCACCGGCATCGGCCATTGTCGCGGTCGTTTCAGTACCAGAACCGGAGTTCAGGATTTCACCGCCAGCACTGGTAATGGCCAGGTCACCGCCATCTGTCTTGAGACAGACAGTGATCACGATGCCAGTACGCTGGGGAGATCCAATCTTTCGAGTCTCCGAGGCTGCGGTAACAACTGAACAGACACCACCACTGCGGTCTGACGGGATCGTTCCAGCATTGCCGGGATCAAGCAGACTAAGCTCGGTGGAGTTTGCAATATCTTGTAATACTCTGTGTGAAGTCACTGGTCATTTCTCCTAAGAGATAAAGGAAAACTTAACATTTCCAGCCGCATTCCCTACGGCCTTCAGGTAAGCTGCGCCCTCCAATCCAGAGGGAAGAGGAACAGCACGATCTGCCGCTACTGTACTGGTGATTGCCGAACTGCCGTCGTGACAGGCCTCGTAGTCGCCATCTTCAGAATCTGAGGCATGCCAGGTCAGGGTGCTAAGACTGCTGCCATTCGGCACATACACGAACCCTTTGCGGTAACCACGGTAGTTAATGGCCGGAGTTGTATCTATATCGTCAGTAATGGAAACAGTGCCTGTGGTGGCATTCTGTGGTGTCTGGTG